TAAGAGTAACTCAGCTAAAGGGCTAGAATCTTTTAAGAATACAGAAAGCACAACTAAAAAGGAATTGGAAATGACTCCAGAAGAAATTCAAAAAATGCTTGCAGACGCTGCTACTAAAGCCGCTGAAGAAGCCACTCAAAAAATGTTAGCAGCTCAAGCTGCTGAAAAAGCGGCTCAAGAAGCCAAACAAAAAGCAGACGCTGACTTCGAAGAAAGAGTCAAAACTGCTGTTCAAGCACAGATCTCTGTTGGCGAAAGCGGAACAGAACGTCTATTGGCCGAAGTTACTAAGCGTATCGAAGACCAAGCTGCTGAATCTAAAAGTGTTTTAGCTGATCTACAAGCTACTCTAAAAGAGAAGTCTGAAGAAATCACTCGTATTCACGCTAGCAAAATGCAATTTGTTGAAGGCAATGCCTCAGCAGGTCCAAGCTATCAAGAAAAAGAATACGCTTATTTGCTATCAAACATCACACAAAAGTCTATTACCGACACTAAGTTCGGTCAAGCTCTAGTTGAGAAGTATGCTGGTTCTGGTCAAGGTCCGCACTTGCCAAACGCAACTTGGGAACAAGAAGTTTCCTTTAACATGGAAAACGAAATTCGTCGTAAGCTAGTGGTTGCTCCACAGTTCCGTCAAATCGGTATGCAAACCAACGTAATGAAGATTCCTCTAAATCCAGAAGCTGGTACAGCTACTTGGGTTCAGAACTCTGAATTTGGCGATAACAGCACAGACTTCAAGAGTGCAGGTGCTCAAGCAACTCACGCCTTAAAAGAAATTACACTAAGCTCATATAAAGTTGCTACACGCGAATATATGGCTTTTGAAGAAGAAGAAGATGCATTATTGTTAATTCTTCCATTCGTTAAAGACGCAATGATTCGTCGTATTGCTCGTTCAATGGACAAAGCCTTGTTACTAGGTGCTGGTTCTGGTACAGATCCAGTTAAAGGTTTGGCTAAGTACTATGACAGCGTTGCAGCTACATCTAATGCAGTTGCTACTAAAGTTACAGTTGAAAAACTACGTGCTTTACGTGCAGCTCTAGGTAGCTTAGGTCTAGACCCAAGTGAAGTTACTTACTTCGTTAACAACGACGTATACTACAACTTGCTAGACGACGAGAAGTTCCAAACTATGAACCAAGTTGGTCCACAAGCTACATTGCTAACTGGTCAAATCGGTCAAATCGGTAACTCTCCAGTTCTAGTTTCTGGTGAACTACCAGCTATGCCAAGCTCAGCTAATGCTGTTAGCGCTGGTGTAACAGGTCTAACTAACGTTGGCGCTATGGCTGTTTACACACCTAACTTCGTTATTGGTAACCAACGTGGTCTACGCCTAGATACACAAGACTTGGTTGAACAACAACGTCGCGTAATGGTTAGCTCTATGCGTATGGGCTTCACACAACTAAGCACAAACTTAGGTCAAGGTGTTGCAGTTCTACGTTACACTTCCTAATCAGTAGTAAAAATAGGGAACTTCGGTTCCCTGTTTTTTATAAAAGCATTTGTAGTGCTTTTATAAAAAATAAAAAGGACATTCTATGGCAATTGACTTAATAACGCTACAAGAATACAAGACTTACGCTTCAATAAATAGTACAAATCAAGATTCTGTTATACAAAGTCTAATCCCAAAAGTAAGTGCTTTGATTAAACAAATATGTCGCAGAACTTTTGTTGACTATTTAGATGATTTTAAAACAGAAACTGTAAGAAGCTGCGTAAATGGTCGAATAGTGCTTGGCGAAACACCCGTAACACAAGTATCTTCAGTTGAGTTTTCTGAAGACTATGGCAAGACATATACAGCATTAGAAGAATTTACAGACTATGTTGTGGATAATGAAGCAGTAGAGTTTATTTTATCTAAATATACGTACTATAATAGAGTTAACGCTTTTCGTGTAACTTACAATGCAGGCTACGAAACGCTACCAGAAGACTTAAGATTAGCAATATTTGATTTAGTTACTTACTACTTGCGAAATGATTCAGCTGTACACAGTACAAAGTCAGTAAGCCCTAATACTATGCAAATCGAGTATATTAACAGCACTAATCTTCCTGCTAGTATTAAACGCGTATTAGATTTACATACCGCTTACTATGGCTAATAAAATAACTGATGCCGTACAACTTGCTCAAGTTTTACAAATATATTCTCAAAAAGAACTACAAAAAACAACTGTAACTACTAATGACATTAATCAATTACTTACTAGAGCAGGTTTGCGAGAAGGTTCTTTTGATGTAAGATTCCCTACATTATTTTCTTTTCACGGCTTAGATGTAAAGCATAGTCTTAAATCTGCAGTAGCAGAAGGATTAATTAGTCAGGTAGCAGCAGATTATGCGCTACAGGGAATGTATAATGCAATAGTTACGCTATCAGAAAAATTTCCTGTACTAACCGCTGATAAGTGGCACGCTATAGAAACATCAATATCTAATCTTATTTCCACAGTTGTAGAACAAAGTCAACTACCAGAAACTCTGTCTAGAAATAATATTACAGCTTTAACCGCGAAATATGAAGCTTTAAGATCTGAATTTAATAAGCCAATGTTGGTTTCTTATGTTAAGTCTGGTCAAGGTAAACAACCTTCTTTAAAAATTATTCATAATAGTTTTAAAAACTTTAGAGATACTATTAATAGTGCTATTAAAAAAGAAATAGAGTTAGTGCTAAAAGAAAATAAAGTAACTAATTCAAAGTTATCAGAAACTAATTTTTTAACAACCAAGATATTAAACTGGGGACATACTAGAACAGAGGAGTCTATAGTTTCTGGTAAACTAATAGCTTCATTAATATCCCTAAAAGGTCTAAATCCCAGCAACGAAGTTTACGAAGTAATTTCTAAAGACTTTATTAAGGAAACGGGTCAAGTTAATACACAAATTAAGCTCACCAGAGGTGAACTTACAAAAGGCGATAAAAATGTATTGTCCTTAGTAATTGAGTCTCAATACCTACAAAAAGTAGCGGTACAGTATGCTGGCTATAACCAAAACGTACTAGGAAAAGCGGAAGCTAAATGGAATCTTGCAGAGGCTATACAGCGAAATCCGCAGTTAAAAGCTGCATTAGGTATAAAAGATATATCTGAGTTACCTAATTTATTGCTTAATATGAAGTCGTCTCCAAGTGTTGTAGACAGTTCAATACAGCTAATAAAAGACACTTTAGCAAAGAAAAAATCAGCGCCTACTAGTAAAAGTACTACTCTTTTAAAACTTAAAGAACCAGTTACCTTAAAAAGCAAAAAACTTAAGGTTAAGTTAAAGCCTGGTACTGGTGCTATGCCAGAACCACAACAAATTAAGTTACAGGCACAAACAACTAACTTAATTAGTTTACAAATGCTTTTAGATACTCACTTACAAGACGTAGTTAGTGCTAATATGGGTGATGGAAGCAGAACAGATATTTTAAACTATCGCACAGGTAGATTTGCTGCAAGTGCTAAAGTTGAGAGACTAAGTGAAAGTCGTGAAGGAATGATAACTGCATTTTATAGCTACATGAAAAATCCATACGCAACATTTTCAGACGGTGGTAGACAAAGTAGGCCTAAGTCTAGAGACCCTAAACTGCTAATATCTAAATCAATTAAAGAAATTGCTGCAGAAAAAGTAGCTAATCGTATGAGGACTGTACTAGTATGAGCCGTAGAAATTCCATAGTAAAATCATTGGCAGAAAAACTAAAGTTAATAGACGGCAATCAACCTTATACTACTAACTTATTTAATAATGCTTACCCTTACTTAAAGTTCTGGGATGAAGTCAAAGACTTTCCAGCAATTTACGCAACCGCAGGTTCAGAAACCAGAGAATATCTTTTATCAGACTTTACCTGGGGATATTTAAATATTGCCTTAAAAATTTACTGCAAAGGCGAAGATTCACAGCAGTTATTGGAAAACTTATTAGAAGATGTAGAGCAAGTAATTCATGATAATCGTCAGCTAACATACGATACCATCAACAACTACCAAACTACAGAAATTTTAATAACTTCTATTGTTACCGATGAAGGGCTATTACAGCCTTATGCAGTCGGTGAAATTAATTTACA